TGCCTTAGCAAGAATAACAAGACAGATCTCAACCATTTTCTCACCCAGTTCTTCATTTTCTGGAATTTTAGATACTGCATCTTTAATGATTTTGGATGCTAATGGTAGTAGGAATGCAAGCATAGTAAATCTCAATTACTAATACTATATATTCTCCAAAAACTCTTTGAGAGATTTTTTCTCAGGAAGACCTTTATGCTTGGTTGATGCAAACTTCTTCACATCACCTTTCTTCATATCGGCAGCAGCCTTAGCAGTTTCAGGAGTTGTAGGTGCCATCTCACCTTTTTGGATGGCACGAACTATTCCAAAGAACTTCTGCTGTGCTTTAGATACGGCAGGCATTACTTCTTCTTGGTATCCATAATGGCACCCTGTCCATACTTGGCACGGATACTTGCCTTTACTTTTTCAACTGCAGACATACCATCATAGGGTTTCTTTTTACCAGCAGTGTTGGTAGGTTTAGGTGCTTTGTCATAACGAATGTTGCCACCAACACCACCACGCTCCATGCGGCGATCCTTCAATGAATCTTCAGTTGCTTCAACCATATCACCTTCCATATCATAAGACATCTTGAGACCCATTGCTCTCAATTTGTTCCTAACCATATTGACCTTTGCAGGCATACTTCTGTAATCATCAGTATCTTCTTTTTCTTTTTTGGAAGAAGACTCGGGAGGACACTCGCTTTTTCCATGAACGGAACATTCTGTGCCTTCATGAGTATGAGCACATCCTGCTTTCTCAGAAATTTCTTCACCCTCTAATTCAGTGTGAGCAACAATATCTGCACCGGCACCCTGACGAACTGCCTGCATTTTACTTTGGAGAATCTTTCTCTTCACCATTCTGATTCTCTTATCGGCAGAACTCTCTTTGGTCTTTTCTGCAGATGTATCCTCTCCGGGTTTCATCTCTTCGGACTGAGTTGGATTGATGATGATTTTATTCTTTCCTTTCATCACATCAATCTTCTTGGTATTTGCCTCAGGATTATCATCCTCTACATTTACCTCATGAATAAATTCTTCCTTTGCAGTTTCTTTCTCCTTCTTTTCTCCCTCTTCTTTTCCCTTACCAACAGGTTTGTCATATGAATCACCATATCCGGTCATCTCAACAGAGGAGATTCTAGGGTCTGCTCTTAACTGACCAATTTTCTCACGATCTGCCATTCTGACATAAGTCTTACCGGTTGATTTATCGGTGACTCTAACTTTATACTTCGTATCCTTCATCTCCTCCTGAACGATGTCAGTCACCTCATATGCGACATTTCCATCTGCATCTTCCAACTGAGTTTTCTTGGCAAAGACTTTCAGAAGTGCATTGACAACAGATTCATTGACAGTATCAGATACATCAACTAAATCATATGCTTCTCCGACAAGCATCTTTTTTGCCATTACTTTGACAGGACCAGGAGCAGGAGACTTACCCAGTTGCTGCATGTAAGCACGCTTCAAGGATGCGGCATCAGATTTCTGACCATCCTTAAATTGTCCCTTCACTTTGTAGCGCACATCATAAGCAAGTTGTCTAGCAGCCTTCCTTACTTTATCAACAGCACCACCTGGTTGTTGTGTATTTGGTTCTTCAGATATTGTGTTACTCATTTGGAAACAAACAAATAGTTACTTTTTTCTATACTTATTTATGAATTGTTTTCCCCAGTCACTTCCAGGAACCAAAGACTTTACATATTTAAAGTGTGCATCAGTTCCAATAAGTCGTTGATCACCAGGAACTCCGGACACCTCAGTATTCTTTTGTTCATTAACATCCTTAATCCAGGACTTGAACATGATGTTATCTTCGGTCACACAAATCAGATGATTAGCACCTCTACGAATAATTCTACCAACCAGTCCATGATTTAAATTTTCAACAATTTCACCAAGATTGAATATATTCTTTTTGATATAATTTTCACGAAGATTCTTCCAATCAAATATAGGAGAGATTTCCCACATGTTCCATCCTTCAGAAACATTCATCGCAAGACGAATATTATTAAACATTTCCTTTGCTGCCTTCTTAGACATTGAAGAGGGAATACCTTTATAGAAGGCATCAAAATTATTTTCTACTGCTGCCTTTCTTTGCTTTGATGCAGACATTCCTTCTACATCATCAGAGTCCGGATCACGATCACCGGCAGAGCGAACCTCTACATTATCAAACTGATACATCTTACCATTATAATTATTGACCAACTTGTCAAATTCTTTCTGGCGATCTGCACCACCAACAATTCTTACATTGGCATATCCATCCATATGTGCCTTCTTCAGAACATCAAAGATGGTTCTGTTCTGAGGGTCATTAACAATTCTCTCACTGTGCTGAGGGAACATCTGTCTCATGATAGAGACTTTAGTATCAGTATCTAATGGATTCTTTTTGGGGTCTTGACTACGCGATGGAACAATAACATAATCACCATCATCGGATGACTTAGAGACTGTATCCAAAAGTTTTTCATGTCCGGTAGTAGGAGGATTAAATCTACCAAAGGCAATTGTGAGAGTTCCTTTTGTCTTCTCAACTTCGGGTGGTTCTAATACTACAGGAGTATTAGGATCTTTTTGTGGTTCTTGTTCCGGTGCTGCTGATGCCTGTGTGGGTTCCTCTGGTGCGGCAGCAGGTGCCGATGATGTTGCAGATAAATTCTTTTCTTTATCAGTCTGTGGCGGATCTTGCTTTCCTACTCTCTGACGCTTATTGTAAAACTTTAGTTGTCCCTTTTCCGTCTTTGCAACAAACTCTCCCTTATTATCATACCATCCACCATGACCATCAGTCTTTAATCCAAGACGGGTGGCTTGTTGAACAGCAGTACTCTCACGCAGAAATTGAAAGAAAGATTTCATTTACTTAATTGTTCTATTACTTCTTGTTCATGTGCTATGAGGTATTTAAGCATACTATCCCTCATAATAATATATTTATTCTTAACCTTATCTGGCAATTTTGGTTTTACTTTATCATCATATGCCATAAAGCAATGATAAAGAAAATCATTATATCTGTCCCGCTCATTTTTTTTCTTTGATTTGAAAGATTTTACTAGTTCTTTTATTTCTGGTTTCATTGCAATTTATAATAAACAGATGACTTATCGGACTGAGAAGATGCATAGAGATAAATCTCTTTCATTGCCATGTCTGAATCTTTACATTTTGTCAACCAATCTAAAAATCTCAGTCCAGCAAGTTTGCTATACCTCCAAGATTTATCTTGAAGAGCGATCTGTGCTTTATTATTTGCCTCTGCTTTTTGAGACTTATCAAATTTAGTTGCACTATATTCTTTCAATAGTTTATAAATTTCATCTGTGATGTCTTCTTGTGCTTTTGATTTTCCTGGAGCAGATTCTGCCCAAGTTGGAATTTTAAACTGAGAGATGTTTGTAAATCCAGCATTTCTCAAAAGTTCAATAAGAACTGTACCCTGAATTTTTCCTTGAGCAGCAGACTTTCCTTTCAGTTCCAACTTCCAATCTCCTTTTGAAGACCCACCAAAATTTCTTGCTTGAAATTTTTCAAAAGTTCCTGGTCCATAATAAAGATAGACATCCATAGAGGATAAAAAAGTTAGATCATATTTTACAAACTTTGCCTTTTCATTTGCCTTTCTGACTGCAGCAGATTGATTGTTCTTAATATCCATTTTTGGTTTACCCTCAATTTTTTTGAGAGAAATGCCCATTAGCTTTTGTTCGTTAAACAATTGAAGAAGTGCATTATTCAAACAATCAATAGTGTTCTCTCCATCTAAATGTTTCTTGATTGCATTCATTTCAGATTCCTTCACCATCCAAATATCAGCAGGATTCCATTTATCTTCTGAAGAAAGATTAGTTTGTGCTTTAACTCTACCAAATGCTTTTTTGATTGATCCATCATCAAGAAGTCTATCACCTCTGACAAACTTATATCCAGATCCACCGACCTCTTTAAATATTTCATTTGCTCCTTTGACAGACCCTTCTTTCCATTCTTTAGGAAGACTCATAATATCTTCTAGACTTGTACCACCCACATCAACATGGTTCATACCACATTGAAGATCATCTTCATTATAGATCTCCTTTTCACCACAATAATATCTCATAGCAGCATATACACATTGTGCTGCTTCTTGAATTGCTGTTGCAGCAGCACCACCACCAGATCCCTTTGATCCATTTGGTTTTACAAGGATTCTAATATATTTTTTTGTATCACCAATCAGATATACGTCCAATTCTGTTTCTTTTGCCAAAACCTCAGCGATGACTCCATCACCATCAAGAGACGCTTGAATGTTAGCAGCTGCTGTTACCCTTTTTGCTTGTGGTACATATACCACCATCTCAACAACTTTCTTTGCTTTGGGTTTCTCATTGACATTCTTAACATCAAAGAGGTAGTAAGAGTAATCTTCTCCACCCAATGCACCCATGACTTTTTCAAAAGTCTTTACTGCATCTTGAGGAATTTTAATTGCCATAGGAATACGCTCCACCGACTTTCATTTTATGTTATTTAGAGTCTTGCTGCAATTCTTTTTTGATTTCTTTTTTTAGGTTTTCGCGATCAGCAGTATCTGCCTGTCTTTCTTGTTGAGCACCAGCAGTTTTTGCTTTAAATTTTTGCAGTTGCTCACTAGACCTTTGCTTCATTGCCTGACGACGCTGCTCAATGTCCTCAGAGAAATTCCGATAGGACTTCATCATGGCATTTTTGCTCCTGACTTATGGCGTTCGGTGCCCTTCTCATCAGTATATGATTCTTTCTCCTTTCTAGCAGTTACATAACCTACACCAGGAACTACACCAGTCTTACCGGCAGCTCTGGCAGCATTTCTGTCTGCTGCTCTTTGTGCTGCTCTCTTACGATTTTTGTCATAAGAACTCATTGCTTCTTCTATAGCAGCAATTTCTTTCTCAGAGAACAATCCGGTTGCTTTCAAGGTTTCTTCAGAAACTTTCTTTTCAGGTCCTTGTCTCATAGGTTCCTTACCTTGACGACGTGCTGCTGCATTACCAGCACCTCTGTCTCCATATCCAGGAAATCTACTACCCTTACCACCGGTTGATTTCTTCTGGTAAGAAGAACCCATGTCATTGCGAGTAGCAAGATTAAATGCAGTGGCACGATCACTACCAGACTTTGCGGTATTCATTTTCTTTGCAGCTGCCTGACGACGCTCACCAGTCAGTGCCTCATCAATTTCAATTTCATCTTCATTAGTCGCAATCTGATCTAAGTAAGTCTTAGAAATATCATTAAGATGAACTTGCTCTTTGGCAATTGCATTGCCGATTGCCTTACGACGATTCTTCAAATACTTATCTGTTTTATCTTTCTTACCATCATTATTAATATCTCCATCTTCCTGACCAACAGGATCTAATTTTGCTTCCTTTTTAAATTGTGGATGATCGTCCAATTTCATACCACGCTTCTTCTCAAGACGCTTTTTCTGCTCCTCAGAATCATTTCCCCGGATATTCATTTTAGCATATGCTTCTGCAATACTATTAATTTCTTTGGAGTTCATTTCCAGACAACACAATTCTTATAAAGATATTTATAATTAATCTCTTATTGACTTTAAGTATTCTTTTTCTGTCTGATAGGGAACTATCTCACCAGTATAATGTTTCCATCCCTCATGAAGTTCTGGAACTAACCATTGGTCAACCCGATAACAATATTTCCAGTTCACAGGTTGTATACAATTCATCACAACTACCGTCCAGAATGATATAAGATAGTTGAGAATTGTATACATTAGAATACGAATGTAACAAGTGCCGCATATCCAACTAGTATAACACACAATCTAGAAAGAACGTTGTAGTATTTACGAATTGGTGTTCCAAAGTATTGTTGCCCGATCATCAAACACTTATGTGCTGGTGATGTCAGGTATCCAGAATACTCAGTACAGAGAAACCAAACAAGATACTGAGGACCAAAGATTGCTACAAGAGCAGAGGTCATACCAGCATACTTACCAGATGAACCCATAATGTAGGCAGCAACCATAGCAACAAGAGATGCAGGAACTAACATTTCAGGCGTTGCTGCTTGGAGATAGTCCATGACTGGACCTTTAATCAATCCTACCACTCCACCAAGAGCAAGGACAAGAGTAGCAATGATAGCAAACTTACCATCTAACCACTTACCCCACTTCCAATCCTTAAACACAATAGAATAGTAGATTGCCATTCCAAGGAACCAAGGGAAGAAGAATATTGCTCCACCCTTACCTGTATTCAATAGAAGAATCACAGTAGCAATCAGTGGTGCCCATCCAGTAAGAGCACGACGCCAGTTGAACTCACGAACATACTCTAGATTAGGGACAACAGATGATGCAGGAACCTTAGTAAAGATGTACCACCAGGTATATGCCAGGGTGATAAGCAAAGGAACAATAGTATATCCTAGGAAAGTTCCATAGGACACACCCATCACTGCCATAGGTAGAACAACTGTCTTCTCTAGTGGAGACCACCAGTAGTAATGGTGGACTGATAGGTAATCGATCACACCAAAATCAGAACGTCGTTCTTGATCTCTTGGAGCAATAGCATCTAGGAGTGGTGCGGATAAAGCAACACGTCCTGGAATAGGAAGAATACCACCTAACAATGAGGTGATGACTACAAGAACACGATTATCCTTAATGTATTTTTTTGCTAAAGAATAGACATCTTCTAATGCAGAATAATCCCGGATGAAACCACCCAAGATCATAATACCAAAGATGTAACCCATGTAGAGTTCATTTTTTGCAATAGATTCAATTGTTTTTGCAATCATTTAAAATACCTTCAATACTCATCGTCCAAACTTCTTATCCATTTTTAGTTTAATAAAATACATACCCAATAACCATAGAGAAAAGAGAAGTCCTTCTCCATAACTCATGGTATTCCATGCATGAACTGCACCATCCATTATACATCTCCTTCTTTACGATTTTCAGAATAGTGGACATCAAAATCTCCACCAGGGTATCGTGCTTTGAGTTTATCTACATTCATCTCAATGACTTCATCAAGAGAAATATTAAGTCCCATACATGCTTGTGCAACATACCACATAATGTCTCCAAGTTCTCGTTTGAGATGAAACAGGTTCTCTTCGTTTACTGGTTTACCTTGAAAGATAATTTTCTTTACAACTTCAGTAAACTCACCTGCCTCAGCAGACATTCCTACAGCAGCAGTAAGAAGTCTGTGTGTTTCAAATCCTTCTCCACGAAGTTCTTGAATACGATACTCAAAGGCATCAGCATCTTGACTGGGTTGAGATGTGACGGCATTCACAAACTCAAGATATGCATCAGTGTTTACATTACTCATAAGTCTAATTTGGGTTGTTCAGATTGTTGTATTTGTAATTTTTGTCCTTGGACTTCAATGTATTCGGGTTCTTCTACTTCATAAGAATTACTATTCACATCAATAGTAATATCTCTGGTAGGAAGTTCTGGTCTTTCCAACAGTTGAACGTCAACTGTTTCATAGATTGGGTTAAATTGATAGTAATGCCCATCGCCTCTTGTTCTAATAAGATTAACGGCATCTTTGATAGCACCACAATCAGCAATTTTCTTGCCATCAGGATCAAAGACTGAATAGTATCCTCTCAAAACTTAAATCCCTCAAATGATTTCTTGGGTCTATCCTCATTATTATACTCTTCTTCCTGTCCGGAGTCAAGTATATTATCTTGTGCTGATTGTTCACAATCATAAAGACGCATCTTGGCACGATCAATTCCAATCACAAATCTCTTATTGACTACGGTATCATTGTATCTGTTCTTCAATTGCTTCACCATTATCTGTCCCATCAGTTCAAGTTCCTCAGTGCTAATAAGGGCAAACATAAGATCAGCAGTAGCAGGGAGACCAAAGGACTCAGAAGTGTCAGTAAGGTCAACATCAGAGCTACCATAACCGCTACGAGTGGTCTGGGTGGCAGATACGATAGGGACCTCGGCTTCGCCAGCCAACCCTCTAAGCTCCTCTGCAATAGACTTAATATAGCTATATGAATTAACAGACATCCCCGACTTATAACGGGAGGAAGCACATATATTAAGGTAATCAATGAAAATAATATCAGGTCTAAATGACTTCTTAAGTGCAAGCTCACTAAGAAGTGCTTTAAAAT